ACTGGTTCGGCCCGAGGCTCGCCGTGGCGCCCACCACGTCGCCGCGGTTCGAAATCTCCACAGCCGATTGCCTCTTGCCTTGGTTGTTGCTGTTGACGATAGCCCACGCGATCTTCGACAGCGCCTTCGACAGCCGCGCCGAATCCCGCAGATAACCCGAATAGGCGACGCTCCACAGCGCGGCGGCCAGAGAATCCGGCGCACCGAACGCGTGCCCCGCATGCCTGCCGGACGACAGGATGTACACGACGTAGCTGCCGTTCACCTCGTAGGCCGTGTTCGGGGGTTTCCGCAACCGCTGCACGCTCCGCCTGTACTCGGCCGTCGGGAACCACTGGCTGACAGTGCTCTGCCCGTCCGGGGTCCATGTGCGACGCACATATTTCACAATCGATGAGTCGAACGAATCCCGTACGATCTCCTCGATCTCCTCCACAGGCACCAACGTCAGCTTGTCGGTGTGCACCTCGCGGAACAGGAACACATTCCCCGCACAGAACCTCTCCATGTTGAGGCTCTCCATAGCCGAAGCAGAGAACAGCGTCCGCTGCGCCGACTCCGACTTGATGAACTTGTCAAGCTTCGCAGACGTGTCGCTGAACACCAAATCGTCGCCGAAAATGTAGCTGGTCCTCAGCTGTGCGCCGCGCTTATGCAGCGGGTGATCACGGGCCATGTCCCTCAGGCCGCGCACAACCTCATGGATGAACGCCAGCGTCAGGCCCTTGTCGTCGGCGTAGCTGACCCAGTTGGCCCCCTCGTCGAGGAGGTAGGACCTCTGCGCCTCATTGATAAATGCGATGCCCTCGTCGCTAAACGAGTATGCGGTCGAATCCAAAACTCTCCCCCATTTCCATTAGGTAGCCGTCTTCATCGTCATCCATCATGTCACCAGCGTCGGAGAACACGGTCTCCTGCTGGACGGCATCACGGATGTTCTGGTCTGTTATAGCAGCGTACACTGCGGCGTCGGCCAAGTCAGGAGACTTACCGACGTCCTTCTTCAGCTTATCCTTCGAGTCCAGGACGAGCCCGCCGGACATCGTATTATATGAGTAGCCGACCGACAGCAGTTCGTCGTGCAGGTCGATGTCCAACGGGTCCAGGTCCAGCTCGCCTGTGCGGCACCGGTACCGGAACGAGTCCCACATGTAGGAGCGGTAGTTGTGCCACCGCCCCCTGTCAGGGCTCGACATGGACCCTCGCACAGCCAGAATGTCATACGTGCGGGTCGCATACGAGTTGAGGATGTCGAACATTCCTCCGCCGATGCCGTCGCAGTCGATCGCCACGGCGTGTGCGCCCTCACGCAGCGCCAAGTCGTGCACCCGCTGTGCGCTGTGCACCAGGTCCGTCTTCGCCCACGAGTCCACGAAGCGCACAACCCCGTTCACACATGAGTACACGACGGAGCGGTCAGCGCCGAACCGCGCCACGTCGACACCCAACACAGGCCGACCTAAGTGTTCCCTCTCCGTCAGGCACGCCTTCTCGACGTCGCCGGGCAGAATCAGCGAATCCTCTATGTCGAACGCGAATTCGCCCAGCACGCGCGCCTTGAACCTGGCACTGTCCTCGCCGTACTCCAGCTTCTTCTGCTCGACATAGGACGGCCCGGTGAGCTTCTGCAGCACCTTCGCCGGCATCTTCTCGCCAGTGAAATTCGGACTCTCCAGGACCGAAATTGACATGCGCTTCCAGTTCTCCATCTCCTCCTTGAAGATCTTCCCCAGATAGCTCATCGGATCCGTAGGGTTCGCAATGAGCACACGCCGAGAGGCCTCGTTCGTCGTGATGTTCGCCAAGGCGTCGATCAGTTCGCCCGACAGCCCGCAGGCCTCGTCGCCGATCGCCAACACGTCGCCGTGGATGCCCTGGAACGAATTCCCGCCCAGGTTGTCCGGCGGCTTCCTGCCACGCCCAAGCGGGAGCTTCGTCACGTCGTCCTTCCACTGCACGTCCATCGTGATGCGACCCGGGAGTTTGTGGTCGACCAGGCCCTCGTCGAAACGCCGCTCCACAATATCCTTCAACTGCATCACCTCGCGCCACAGCACATCCTGCACCTGAGCCATTGACGGCGCCGTCGAAATCACGTAGCAATGCGGGTAGCGAGTATCCACCCACCAGCAGATCAGCACAGCCATCAGCCGGGACTTCCCCACGCCGTGGCCTGCCTTCACAGCCGTCGAATTGTTGTCCACTACTGCCCGGGCTATCTCCCGCTGTTTGCTCCACAGCGTGCCCTCGTCCGTGCCCAGCATATACTGTGCCCATCCCACAGGGTCCGACTTAAAGTTGTCCTGCCTCCTGTGGGCCTTAACTGTGGCGATAGCGCTTTCGACGGCGTTAGCTTTGACTAGCATGGGCCTCCTTCAGCGCTTGATAGAACACTTCGTCCATAGCCTCCGGGTCCAACAGCTCCCGGTTCTTGTAGGCCGCCACGATCTTTGTGCGCACACGCTCCCAGGCGTCCTCCACCAGGTCGAGGATCAGCCGGGTCTGCTGCTTCGTCACCCTGGCCTCTTCCTCGTCGTTGTACTCCTTCACCTTATCCAGCCGGTCGCCCAGTTGCTTCAAGACGCTGTTGACCGCCTCGATGTGCCGGGCCGCCACCTCGTCCGATTCGAAGCATTTCTCCAGGAAGTTGAAGGCCCGGGTCTTCAGGTCGTACATGTCGGCGATCAGCATCTGCTGACGCTCCAGGTTCGTCCAGACGTCGTTGCGCTTCAGCAGGGCGCGCACGCGGGCCAGGCAAACTTCAGGGGGCAAGCCCAGCTCTTCTCCTATCTCCGCCGGGCTGGCACCCGCCTGTGCGAGGGTGAGCAGGCGCCTGTCGTCCATCGCAAGTTCGCCGGTCGACTTCTGGATGGCGAACCTGTCACGGTCGTTTTTTATGACAGCCTTAGCGGCCGGCTGCTGGGCTTTCTTTTTCGTCTGCGCCTTCTTCTTGGCTTCGGCCATCACAGCCCCCTGTACCGGATCACCACCGGCGCGTCCAGTGGGTCGCACACCTTCACCGTCGGCCGTGTGTCGGCTGTCTTCACCACGACGCAGAACGTGCCTTCCATTGTGTTGAGCGACGTCACCTTCGTTTCGTCCGCGTCGGTGAACACCGTCAGGTACACAGCCCGCGTGTCTTTCGACAGCACTATGTCCAGGTCAAGGTTGGGTAGCGTGCCGCTGAGCGTAGCAATCGACCCGTTGTCGGTAGCTAAGCGGCTCGTTTGAACATCGATTCTCATGAAACTCCCTCTCTAGTCAGGCTTAAGAGGAATACTACCATGTGTGCGTTGCGGCATTGCGGTATTGCGCACACAGCAGACCCCGCCGGGGTATAGCGCTCACCCGGCGGGGTCCTGAGAGAAAGGAGCTTACCTGAACACCTTAACATACTTCTGCAGCCGGCGTCTAGGGTCGGCCATGTGGTCGTACAGCATCACCCAGCGGTCGTCCATAACCGGCGCCCACGTCACCTCGTCCTGTGCGGTGACCGGCTGGATCTCGTCGTCCACATTTAAGATGGAGACGTAAGCGTCCAGCCTGAACGGTATCTTGTTAAGGTCGTGGGCCCTAATGAACGCCTGGAACGTCTCATGCCCGCCGATCACCCACAGTTCATCGTGGTTGTTGTGTGCTGTTTGCTCTATCGCCGCATACGGGCTCGCCACGGCTTTAATCGATTTGGTCGACTTCATCGTCCGACTCAGCACGATGTTCGTCCTGTTCGGCAGCTTCTTGTTGCGTTGAGGTAGCGACTCCCGGGTCTTCCGCCCCATGACTATAACTTTGTTAGTCGTCATGTCCTTGAAGTGTTGTAGGTCACCTCGGTCGTGCCATGGCAGTTTCCCGTTGACCCCTATGATCCCGGACGTGGATTGCGCCCAGATGAAATGCACGTGAAACATCGTGTCTCTCCTCTCATATACGGCGTATTAGTTGATACGAGGACTCTAGCAGGACAGGCAGGGCGCGCGCAAACTTGACTTCAACCCGTGTACGAGTTACAGTCGAACCATCGAACCGCTGGACTAGAGAAAGGATCCGCATGCTCTACTACTTCATCGCTATCCCTGTCGCCTTCCTCGTCGCACAGGGCTTCTGGGCCCTCATCGCCTACATTGTCCACTGGTGCGGCTTCCCCAGAGCCGGCGCCGTCATCTTCTGGGTGTCGTTGGCCTTCACCGGTCTCGGAGCCGTTTCGGCGTTGGCGGCCTTCGCCTGGACCCAGCACCAGCTCAATCTCATCGCAATTTGACAGGCCCGCGTTGATGTTATACACTGTTTTCGCACAGCAACCTGACAGAGGGGAGAAAACATGTTTTCATGGAGTCTGATCGGACGGATGTTCGCCGGGTGGTACGGCACCTGCCGCCTGTGGGGTAGGACCTGGATCTGTTAATCGCCNNNNGAGCAGCGGGGTCCTCTTTATTTTTATGCTGTGCGCTATATCACTTACTCGGCGTAGTCGCCAGGAACGGAACCACCCTGTGCAGGAACTGATCCACAGGCTTCGTGTTGAGCAACCACTGTGCGCACACCGTCACAAGACCCCACACGGTCGCTGTGATCGTATCTGCCAGGTCCGCAGGCAGAGTGATACCCACCTTAGCGCCCCACGCAGCCAACACGCCGATCAAGGACACCACGAACGTCCGGATGACACTACGCGCCTTATGCTGGATCTGCGTAGGCACAAGCTCGTCGAAATGGTAGGCGTTCTTGCGGTTCGGGTCCGCGAGGCCGCCGTCTCCCTGCGGCAGGCCGCCCGTCTCCACGGTGTGCGCCGCTGCGGCAAACGCCGCAGCTTTCTGCTCGTCCGTCAGCGTCGGGGTGTCCAGGTGCTTCGGCCCTGTGGGTGCGGGCGTTTCGGGGGTCGTCACTTCGCATCGCCTCGCTTACTCAGCGTGTTCTGAATGTCGTTCAGCTTGTTGATCGTCTCCTCAAGCGCGGCGTGGCTCGCAGCCGGGTAGCCGAAGCCGTAGCCGGGCACCGTCAGGTCGGTGGCGATCCTATTCACCGTCGCCGTCATAGAATCCACCGCCTGCGTCAGGTTAGCCGCCACCTCCTTCAGCTCCGCGATGGAGTTCTGCGTCGCCTGGGGGTAGCCGAAGCCCTGGCTCGGCACCTTGATGTTCTCATACAGCCAGCTGAGCATGTTGTGCTCGTCAGGTGTCAACTCGTCTCCTTTACTGGTGTTGCCGTTGTTGTCGTTGTCTGGTGTGTCGCCGATATAGCGCTTAACGATGATAATCGTCGCCGAGCCCGTCAGAGATCGGTCCGACAGGGAATGCAATCTGGGCCCACGGCCC